GAGCATCTGATCCACCGTCTTCAACCATCCAGCAGGAACTTGCGAGATGATTGGCTTGACTTCAAGGAACAACGTGTCGTAGATGCGCTGGCCCCATGAGTTGTCGGGCTTGGTTTCCTCGGCTTTGGTGACGGCAGGTGCCATCTTGTCACGGGCGTTCTTACCGATGCGGTCGATAAGTTCTTTGCTGAAACGTACTGTTGCCATGTGGTTCTCCTTGGTTACTGGATGGGGGAATCAATGACTGTCATGCGAGACATGATCTCGCCCAACTGCCATGTCACTGCTGCAATGAACTCGTCCGTTGACAAGTCAGACCTCGCGCCGGACAGTGCAAGCAGCGTAAGTAGAGCGTTGACAGTCACACTGAACTCTCGGGTATCACTACCCATAGCAGTGTTGATCTGGGTTACAAGTGCCATCACCTTGGCGTGGTATTCAGCGGATTCTGTACTCATCATTCCATCTCCACAATCTCACCGAAGGGTGCTTTGCCGGGGTCTGTCGTGACCCACAGCACTGGTGCATCGGGCTGATCTCCGAAGCTGTTGCAGCACAGGTCAGTCAGGAACACGATGGCTACGGGGTTGATCGCAAGTTCAGTGATCTTGGCAAAGACTGGTGCGAAGTCGGTGCCGCCACCGCCGTGGGGCTTGATGTCCAGATCATCGTGGGGTTCGTAACTCTCCACGTGGCTGACCTCACTGTCGAAGTACAACACGTGGATACGCTCAGGCATCAGGTCTTCCTTGACCCGCTTGATCTCGGCAGCGAACTGGTTGACTGTCCTCTGGTCGATGGAGCCGGAGCAGTCCACAGCGAAGCACACCTCACCCATCTGCTCACCGCTGACACTGGGCAGGTACAGTCCTTGTGCAATGAAGCGGCGGTTGAACCGAGCAAAGGATCGCTGGTCAGTGCGGGCTTTGACGAGGAACTTTTGCAGCACCTCACGCCAGTCCACCTTGGGTTGCAGCACATCATCCACAAGACGTTGCATGTTGGCAGACATCTTGCCCATCATCTTGGCTGCTTGCGCTGCTTGGGCTACCTTCACCTTCCACTCAGCTTGCTGCTGCGCTTGGTCGGCAGGGCTACCGTCACCGTCCTCGCAGTCATCGAGTGGGTCTTGCTCGTGGTCTTCCGGCAGGATGTTGTAGATACCCTCACTGGTGCCGTGCCCAGCGTTGTAGATCGCATCGTTGTGCAGCCCCATCTTGGGCATCTTGCCGATGCTTTCATCGGTCAACAGCTTGTTGATCACGTAGTCCGCAGCTTGGTTCCAGCGCCGTGGGGTACGCTCACCACGCCGGAAGTTGTGTTCCAGCATGGGATGGAAGCACTCGTGGGCTACGAGGAACTTGACTTCCTCATCGGTCAGCTTGTCCACGAACTCGGGGTTGAACTTGATCCGCTTGCCGTTGGTTGCCGCAGTGGGGATGCTCTCGTCAAACTCGAAGGGCATACCCAGCGCAATGGTACCCACGAAGGGATGCTCCAAGATCAGGGATGTCTTGGCCTTAGCCAACTTGGTAGTCAGCCGTTTCATATCCAGTGTTGCAGTTGTCATCAGTCTCTCCTTACAGTTGTCCCATGAACGCACCCATTGCATCCATGATTTTCTTAGCCTCAGCAGCAGTGTCCTGCCTGAGATCGGGGTCGTTACGCAGAGCTTCAGGATGCTTGAGCAAGGTTGCCTCAACTTGTTGGCGCATGGCTTCCAAGTGAGGGTCATCGCTGAAGTTAAGTCTCGGCAGCAGGGCACAGATTTCCCGAGTGTTCTCCAGCATGGAGTCCCGGAAGATCGCCTTGGGATCGGCCAGCTTCTCAGCCATGTGCTTCACCCTGTCGTACAGTCGCTGCCACACATCCTTCAACGCGGCCTGCTCTGCATCCTTCACACGCCGCTCAACATCTTGCTGGATGCGTGTCAGTTCTTCACTGCCGATGCTTACCCGGAAGTCCGAACTCGGCACTGGGAACACAGCCATATCCATGTGGAACTTGTGCCGCAACTCAAGCACTGGCGGGTAGTCCGAGTGGTCGTAGAGACTACCAAGAATCCGTTGAGCGTCAAGTTTGAGGCTGTCGTAGTTGTCGATGAAGTCCTGCACCAGACTGTTCCACTCGCTGCGTTCCTTGCGGAAGTCAGACATGAAGGACAGGTAGTTGGCAGTGGGCAGCATCATGGTGCCGTCCATACCCCAAGGCAGGGTGTTGTCGTAGTACTTGGTACGGATGTGGGTCGTCTTCTTGTGGATGTTATCCAGCAAGTCAGACATGGGGAGCAGCGCCTTGTTAAAGCGCCCAGCAGCCGCAGTCGTGCCGTGGCTGGTGATCACCTCCTTGGTTGCCTTCTTGTCGTACTTGCGGGCTGTCCACTGGGACACGTTCAGTTGCACCAACAGTGCTCGGTCGTTGAGATTCATAGTCGTCACTCCTTTGTGGTTGATTAAAACAATACGTCTTGGTGGTTGATAGACCACTTGGTGAAGGCTTGGGTGTTAGCCAAGTCAGGGTTGCGCCGTGCTGCATAGCTCACTGTCAGCACACTGAACTCGGGGGGCATACGTTCGCTGTACTGGCAGACCCTCTCGAAGTTGGACTCAGTGGCCCGCTGTGCAATGGCACCAGACAAGGCATACAGAGTGGCAGGGTCTTTGGGAACGTCAGCAGTCTGGGGGTTGAGTAGGATGGCATCAGGGTTGGGCAACTTGCGGAAGATACGAACGAAGCCAACGAACTCGGCTGCTGCACCCTCACCAACTGCACCTTTAAAGCACTCGAACTCAGCCTCGGATGGCACTGTACCCAGCACATCGGACACACCGTCAACCCAAGCACGGGGAGTGGCGTTCTGGTCACGCTGTGGATCGAAGTCATGCAACAGACCGGGACGGAAGCGGATGAAGCTGATCACCTCGGGCTTGACACCGTGGTTGATGGCCCATGAAGTCCAGTCGTCAAGGTGTGTCTCCAACTCCAGCACTGTCTCACGGTTACGCAGATGACTCAGCACTCGGTTGGCACCAGCACGGTCAGCTTGCCTGTTACCAGTGGACACCACCATCCAGCCATCAGGCATCGGTGTGCCATGCAGTGTCCGGGCTTGGCAGATGTTGGCAAGAACCTTTTGCAGATCAGGGCCAGCTTGGTTGCGGTCATCGAACAGCAGGATGCCTTGCTCTGGGGACTTGCCCTTGACAGGGAACCAGTCAGGCAAGCGGTAGTTCAGCTTGTCAGTGTTGTCTGGGAACAGAATACCGAAGTCCTCCACAAGCATGGTTGGCATGTGACGTTCGATGCAGGGGATGTCAAGTTCCTGTGCCGCCTCGTGGACGATGGTTGTCTTGCCACCACCGGGGGCACCCTCAATGGACAGGGTACGGGTGATAGGGAACAGGGACTTGATGGTTTCTTTCAGCAGTGTGGCTCGCATTTGATTTTCCTCTCGGATTTAGGTTGATGGTCAGGGCCATTGGATACAACAAAAATGGGTGGGGTTGCCCCCGTGTTGAGTTCGTTTCTCTGTCGCTTTGCACTCTCCTTGTCGTTGAAATAGATGATCCGGCCAGTGGAGTCACGCACTGGTGCCCCACGTTTGCCGTACCGCAGCATGTAAAGCCGCAGGTTATCGGATGAATACACACTCGTTAACATTCTGTACCCCCTTGGCGTCGATGTAAGTTTCACCACAGCCAGCCATCCATTCGATCAGAAACACAGCCATCAGTACACCGATGACTGTCGCCGAGATGACATAGGATACCCACCGTGCAACACATAGCCACAAGGGGTCATTGGCAGAGCGGCCAGCGGGCCGGATGCGTTCAGGTTCGTTCATTTGAGTTCCTCCGGTAAGTCAATGTTGTCACCCAGCTTGCTGGCAACGTAGCACCGCATGGCTGCGATCAAGGCAGTGGGGCCGGTGTATTCGTATGGTTCGCCTTCCAGTGTGGTGTAGGCTGTCCATGTGCCCGTGTACTCATCAGGCGTTAGCTGGATGGCTTCCTCCTCAATGATCGGGCCGCCATGTTGCCATTTGGTTGATGGGTCGTACTCGGCTTTGTAGTACACATCAGGGCATGGGTTTAACCGCACGATAGGGGTGCCGTCTGTCCAATACTTCATGTCGAGCACTACGGAAGGCACCATCTTCCCGAAGTAATCACGGGGGTCAAGCAACCCTTCGGCCTTTGCCACCGCCCAATCAAGGGCGTGTCCTGTCAGTTCAGATGTTTTCATTCTTGCTCTCCATGCGTGTCTTGCCAAATTGCTTCGGCCTGTTGCTCAACCTCTTCCAGTGCCTCATCAAATCGCTTTCGATATTCAGAGGGTGTTTCCTCCAACTGCTTTGATTCAATTTCAATTTCATCAGTGTCGTAATCAGCGCCCTCAACGATGCTCCCAACAGTAAAAGACACGGCCAACTGACCTCGCTCGTCCATTGCTTGCCAAGTTCTCAAATCGTCCAAGTCATCGCCGCTAATGGTTTTGCGAACCATCTGTTCATGGTAGTCGTCAAAGCAAGTGCCCGACACTTCTAAATATTCAATGGTTATGCTCAGGTACGCGCCGCAATCGGTGTATTTGTACACTTGTCGATACAACTCGGCGGGGCCATCTGCATCAGGAAATGCTTCTGCAAAATAGCGATTGCTTTGATCTTCTGCGTCTGGATAATCTCTCATGCTGTCCTCTTGGGGTTAAGTTGGTCGGTGCGGAAACTTTCATACATCTTGTTGAGTAGGTGCTGGCGATAGAACTTGCAGAACAAGTCATCGAACGCAGTGAGTAACAGCTCTCTGTTGGCGGTGTCGGCGCAGTAGAACGCCCTTGCTATGTGCCCTGCGAAGCTACCGCCTTCGCTCTCCATCAGTCGTGCGGCGGCAAGCGCCATGTCGCGGTCAAGTTCCATTGTTTTCATGTTGTCCTCTTTGGGTTAAGTTGCTTGAGCATGGCCGGATCAGTGAACAACATGTAGTTGCTCTTGTTGAGCGGGGCCACAGTGTGTTTAACTTGACGTGCCAACTTCTCTCCACACGTCATGCAGGTGGGTCGTAGAGTCTTGGCACGTTGTGGTTCTACCCTGACTGCATAGCAGTGGGTACAGATAGGCAGGTGACAGTCTTCAGACATTGGTTTCCTCCAGTTCATCGGTCATATCATTGGCTTGCAGTGATTCCCACACCACCTCATCGGATGTCAAGTAGTCATGCTCCTTCTCCAAGTCCCTGTAAAGTTGTCTCATGTGAGACTTGAATGCTTCTACAAACTCGTTGTGTAAACTTTCAATGTCGTATGTACGCAGTACAGCAAGAAACGCAGCGTTCTGGGTGTCGGTCTTGTAGGGACTGCACCAACGAATCCAGTCGTTGTCGTCTGTGGCATCTGTGTTGTCTGGATGATCGAGGTAGCTGGTACTGCTGAAGCTGGTGCAGTTCTCGTGGTAGTAGTGACCACTGTGGGTAACGTGGAACTTCCAACCGGAGTTCTGGGCCAGTACGCTGAGTGCTGGGGATGTATACCCTAACGACTCAAGGAACAAGTCCCAGTCATCAACCCTACCCTCAAAGCAAGCACCATCCCCCTGTGAACAAAAGCCACTGAAGTAAATCCTGTCCACTTCAATGCCAATGGCTGTCATCTGCTCTGTAAAGTCGCTGTAAGCACAGTCCCACCAGTCAGAGTGTTCTACATTGAAGTAACGATGCTTGGTAATCAGTTCGTCCTTGGTCATGCTGCACCCCCTGTCACGGAAGTAGTGCTAGGATGCGTTCTTTGGCAATGGCGGCATAACCCCCTTTGACTAGACGTTTCATCCACCAACCTGACAACAGCACAGTGGGGCAGTGGGGATGGGTCTGTGTCCTGTGCTTGGTTGTTGTTCTGCTGAACGTGTCCTCGTTCTCGAACCAGATGCCATCGGCATGGATAAACAGCGGCCAGTGATCCCCGTAGCTGTAAACCGCATACCATGTCCCCGGCCCGTTGGTTCCGTCCTCGTTGTTGACAGTGTGGAACTGAGCGAAGATGTTGTTCCCTTGGAAGGGATGCTGCTTTTTGACATACCCCCTAGCGTCTCTGTTGGCAATCTTCATAGCGTTTGCTCCGATAGTTGAAACAGTGCGACATTGCACCCCACTGCCCTCTGTCACAGGGCAGTAAGTTGACATATCAAACGATACTGAACGCCGACTCATCGCCGTCGTAGAACCAGTCAGTGTAAGCATATATGCTTCCCTCACTGCTGAGGTACTGTCCATGCACTGGCTCTGAGGAGTTGTCCTCCTCGAAACCAGCATCTTCCAGCGTAACGAAACGCTGTTCTGTCATTGCAACTTTCATAGCCGAAGCTCCAGTAAAAACGCAGTGTGAGACGGCACACTGCAAACCGCAATCTTCACTTGGATGCAGGGTGCATCAGTAAACGAGTCTCGTAACCAGCATCAACCATGCGCTGTTGAAAAGCACAGGCTGTGTCGTCACGTTTGAACCACTGGAAATACATGGTGTCACCCTGTATCCACTTGACCACATAGCGGATAGATTCCTTGCGCTGTTTGCGAGGGGCAATGTAGGGGAGGACTGTAGTCTTCATGTTGTGTCTCCTTGTTAAGCCAATTTTTGAACAGTGACCTTGACAGCACCGGGAGCCTTGCGCTCTGGCAACAGAGCGATGTAGGGTTTACCCCAACGATCTGCCATTAGAAGTGGAGTGTCGCACTTGGCTGTCTCAGTCTCTGGTTTGAAAACACGAACATCCATCTTGTGTTTCTTGCCAAGTGTCAACATAGTGCTGTAAAGTTCAGCGACATTGGCTTGGTCAAACTTGCCACTGTCATCAGGCTTTACAACCAACTGTTTGTTGGCGTTGCTGAACACTGATACTTTACCTTGGTAAATCTTTGCCATGATGGCTCCTTAAAGGTTGGTTTGAAAGAATGTTAAAGCGGCATCGCTGCCAAAACCAGACTCGCCGCCGCCGCCGAAAATGTCAAGTCGTCCGCTGTTTTCCAAGAACATGTGTTGTGTAAAGTAGCTTAAAGGGACATGGCGCGCGTCAACAATCTACGAAGTGCTGTAAACAATCTATGAATAAGTGTCAAGTTAGATTGCTCGTAGATTGTAAAAGTCCAATGAAATCAACGGGTTACGAACGACGATATAAACAATCTACGTTTTTGGAGATAATGTGGCGCTAAAAAGTTGGAGGATTCTTATGCCATAATGTGAAATTGTGAAGTCCAACTCAGGGTTTATGTAGTATACGTTAAAAACATGTATTTTCTATATCATCTATATCGTTACTACACTCATGGCTCATGGCAAAACTCTCGTAAGTGGTTGATTTCATTGGCTTTTCTTGTAACTTGACACGCTTAGTTTTGTAAAGTTATGTGATGTAAAGTACCATTTCGGCGTTAAGTAAAAAATAGATTGTTGCTGTGTAAAGTTAGATTGTGTCAGGTTAGCTCTTACTTGACACTTTACACGTATTGTTACAGCGAAATGTAAAGCAACCTAGTCCCCCCGATGTAAAGTCGTCGATAATCGCAGGGCTGGTGCTATAAACCCCCGACGTATGGTGTGTTAACACACAGAAAGAAAGCGAGTCCCCTTGCTTCTCTATCCCGCCTGCTGATTGGAAAAAAGAAAAAGCCCGCCGAAGCGGGCTGTGGTTAGAAGGACATCACTACAACCAGAAGGAAGTAGAAGATGGGTGCGAAGATGATCACGCCGATGATTGCTTTTGTGTCGTCACTCATGTGGTTCTCCAGTTTGAAAAAAGACCCGGAGCCTGTCACGCTCCGGGTTACTACTTACGCTTCACAGCGTTGTCAGACATTACGGTTTGTAGTAGACAATCGCTACCATGTCGCCGTCGCGTATCTTGCCGTCCGGCAGGCACGCCGCTTGGCGTGCCAAACCCCGCCAAGCCGGGTCGAGAAACTCGAACTCGTCCCCGTTGAAGGGCACGGTGATTTCCGTGCCCGTGGTGCCGGGTGTGCCCAGCTTTACCAGTGTTACCATTTGCATGTCACTCTCCAGTTTGAAAAAAGACCCGGTGCCTGTCACGCACCGGGGTTGGTCAGTAGTTGCGAATCAGTGGAACTTCCGGCCATTCGGTTTTGGCCCACTGTATTGCGTCTCTCGCCGTGTTGAAGGATCGTTGCCCAAAGCTCACGTTACCAACTCCGGGCCATACCTTGTCAACGGTATAGTAGGTTTGCGGGAACAGCGAGCCACGTTTGGCTCGCTCGCCTTCTGTCCACTTACTCATTCTCAACTCGATTGGTTGCATGTCACTCTCCTGTGGTTAAAAAAGAACCCGGAGCCTGTCACGCTCCGGGTTACTACTTACGCCAGCTTAGTCACTGCGTTCCGCTTGGCACCGCCTTCGCTACGCTTCGGGAGAAGCGCAATGTAGGGGTTGCCGAACCGGTTTGCCAACAGCACTACTTCGGTGCCACCGTCAGCGATAAACAAGGAATACTTGTTTATCGGAAACTTGTTCTTCTTCGCTAGCTGCTGCATCGTGCTGTAGCACTCTGCCGCGTTGCCAGCGTTGAATCTTCCCTCGGGATCGCGCTTCAGTGCGATCTCGTTCTTAGTGTTCCTGACGATGGACACCGAACCCTCAAAAGTCTTTGCAGACATAGCTATCTCCTAAGTGATGACCCTCATCCGGTGGCGAAATGCAACCTTCTAACGAAGGTCATCACGCAAGGAGAATGCTATGCATTGTTAAAGAGCTTTGAATCTTTGCAGTGCGATCACTGCAGCGACAAATTCAGACTCGCCGATGTCGCCAAAAGTGTCAAGTTGCCTCGCGCATAATGCGCGTAATGCGCATGTGCGCACATGATGCGCGGGCGCGTGCGTGTAGGCGCGTGTGTGGGCGGGCAGGGGGGGTGGGTACATGGACTGGCGAATCGAGGCCCCCCGCCATGTGTACCCAACCTCATAATCCAAGACCCCAAAAAAGCACGTGTAAAGTTACCATTAGTAAGTTTCGCGTCAGAAAAAATTTATTTGTCCGATGCAGTCCGATGTCGCCACCCCCTATTGACAGCGTTTTCCCGGCAGGCCACATTCGGCCTTTTCATCATTAGGAGATCAAGATGTCAATCCTCACATTCGCCGCAAACTGTTTCGAGAAGCCAGCCGCACACGCCGACAAAGACATGGTGTCAAGCCGCACCCTCGCAAAATTTTTCAAACTCGACACTAGCGAGGACGAGGGCAATCATGTTGTAGCCGCGAATGTGCTGCGGGACAAGTATGGGCTGCACCCCAACTACATCCACCAATGCCGTGGTTGTGGGAAGATGTTTTACTACTACGACCGTATGCGGGCGCTTGAGCACTTTGGGTATGAATATCGTAGTTGACATCCCCGTAACCCAAGGTGCTATAGTGCGCTCATGGACAACCTACCCCTGAACCACACCAAGTGGAACGACCGTCTGGCCTTCGACGTAGCCCTGACCCTTGAGGGCAGTGGTGAGACGTTGCAGGAGGTGATCACACGGCACAACATCTCGGCCAACGACATCCTCACCTTCAACGCCGACCCGGTGTTTCTCAAGAAGGTGGAGGGCTACCGCAACGAGGTTCGAGAAAAGGGCCTCACGTTCAAGCTCAAGGCCCGCGCCCAAGCCGAGGAGTTGCTGACAACCTCGTGGCTCCTCATCCATGACCCAGCCGTGTCCCCCGCAGTCAAGGCCGACCTGATCAAGTCCACCGTGAAGTGGGCTGGGCTGGAGCCAAGAGACGCTGGCCCGCAAGACAATGGCACTGGTGGTGTGAAGATCACCATCAACCTTGGCAGCGACCCCCGCGACGCCCGTACCATTGAAGCAACCACCGTGGACGTACAAGATGCAACTGCCATCGAGAATTGAAGACCTGTTCACCCAAAACTTCAACGGCTTTCGATCCGTGAAGGTGCGCACAGCCACCGAGGCTGTCATCGTGGAGAACGAACTCAGCCGACAAAGCAAGTCGTTCCAGACCAAGATCACACGCAGCAAGAAGCACGGGCGCGAGTTCGTCATCTTGCTGGTCAGCCCAGAGGCCACACATGGCGCTTGACATCGACTACACGCCGCCGCCCACGGGCAAGAAGTTCATGGCCTCGGACGCCAAAATGCGCGTCCTCATGGGGCCAGTGGGTTCGGGCAAGTCCGTTACCTCCAGCTTCGAGATCGTGCGCAGGGCGTCCATGCAGATACCCAACGCGCAGGGCATACGCAAAACCCGAGCGGCCATCGTGCGGGAAACCGCCCGTCAGTTGCAGGACACGACGATCAAGACGTTCCTCGACTGGTTCCCACCGGGTGTGTGCGGGCAGTACATGCGCACCACCAAAACGTACTTCTTCAAGGTGGGCGACGTGGAGTGCGAGATTATGTTCCGGGCGCTGGACGACGCCGACGACGTGGCTAACCTGAACTCACTGGAATTGACATTCGCGTGGTTCAACGAGTGCCGAGACATCCACCCAGACATCGTGGACGCCATGTCCAAACGTATTGGACGTTTCCCGAGCGCAAAGGACGGCGGGCCGACGTGGCACGGGATGTGGGGCGACACCAACCCGCCCACGATGGACACGTGGTGGTACTACCAGATGGAGGGGCTTGACCCCAAAGATGGTGTGTCATCCAACAACAACGGGTGGGATGTGTTCAAGCAGCCTTCGGGCCGCAGCGTCTACGCCGAGAACGTGGAGAACCTGCCGGACGGCTACTACGACACCCAAGGCCGCTCCGAGGAGTACGTCCGTGTCTACATTGACGGTGAGTATGGGCTGTCATCAGCCGGTATGCCGGTGTACAAATACTTCCGGCCTGACTACCACATGGGCAAAGAGCGCCTGCGTGCCATCATCAACGGCGTGCGGCCCATCGTCATTGGCATGGACTTAGGGTTAACCCCAGCAGCCGTGCTTGGACAGCAAGACCCGCGAGGACGCGCACTGATACTTGACGAGTGTGTCTCGTTCGACATGGGGGTGCAACGGTTCATCCGCACCCTGCTCAAGCCGTTACTTTACGAACGGTTCCCCGGTGCCCCAGTGCTGATCGTCGTTGACCCGGCAGGTGTGCAGCGGGCGCAGACTGACGAACGCTCGGCGGTGGACATTATCAAAGCCGAGGGGATGAAAGTCATCCCGGCCAAGACCAACAACGTGTCGGCCCGCATCAACGCTGTGGACGAGTACCTCATGCGGCAGGTGGACGGCGACCCGGCGTTCGTGGTTGACCCGCGCTGCACCAAACTCAAAGCGGCCATGATGGGGGGCTACCGGTTCAAACCCAAGGGCGACGGCGACATCGACAAGAACAAGCACTCGCACGTGGCCGAAGCCCTCCAGTACCTCATGCTGCACATTGGTAACGCCAGCGAGGGGCACACGCTCCAGCAGCGGCGCGACATCAAAAGAACTTCCGCTTTGGGCTGGACGTGATATGATTGCAGCACTGCTTCGCAGTTGTCACCTCTCCCCTTCTTCAAGGGTTTCCCCCGGTTGCGCAAGCACCGGGGGTTTCTTTTTATTTGACCACGTGTATACTTCGTGGTAGAACCCTGCGTAGCAGGTAAGGAGTGACCATGAAATGCAGCCAAGCAAAGCCGTTCACAATAACGTCCACCAACGCGAAGATGGGTGGCGCGGCCATCAAGTCTTACGAGAAGGGCGGCATCGTTGTAAAACTGGTTGAGGAAAGCGACAATGGCAACGAGGTATACACCGCCAAAATGGGGCAACCTCCACAAAACCCGGACATGATGACTTCACTGACTCCGGCGCAGCGCAAGGCTGCGGAAGCTCGCATGAAGGCATCGCAGAGCAAGAAGAAATAATATGGCTGGACTGACATTCCTGCGGGTCGTATCGAACTCTGAACTTGCTCGGCAAGAGCAAGAAGTTTCAGACCGCGCTCTGCAAGAGCGTCAGAATCAACCCGTCATTCTTGGCTTGGCCGGGTATCTGAGGCAATGTTGGGATGTCGCCCAGATGGCGAAGAAGCCCATCGAGTACATCATGCTGCGTGCGCTGCGTCAGCGCAACGGCCAGTACGACGCAGACAAGCTGCAACAGATTCGAGGACAGGGCGGCTCTGAGATTTACATGATGATCACCGAAGTCAAGTGCCGCGCTGCGGAGTCTTGGCTGCGGGACATCCTGCTCGACAATGGCTCCCCACCGTGGGATTTGCAGGCCACCCCTATCCCCGACCTCAACCCATCGCAGACCAAGGACGTGCAGGCGATCTTCGCCGAGCGCGTGATCAAGATGGTCGAGGAGTTTGGCAAAGCTCCGAACCAAGAGGAAATGGCTGAAATCCGCGAGATGGTCAGCCAAGACTACCGCTTCACTATCTTGCAACAAGCGCAGCTTCGCGCGGACAGGATGAAGATCAAGATTCAAGACCAGTTCGCCCAAGGCGGCTGGGAGGCTTCGTTCAACGACTTCATCACCGATCTTGTGACGTTCCCTGCGGCGTTCATCAAAGGGCCGGTTGTGCGTCGCCAGCGGGCGCTGGGTTGGAAAACCAACGCGATGGGCCAGACTGTGGTCGAACCCATCGAACGCCTTGGGCCAGAGTACGAGCGGGTTGATCCCTTCTACATCTACCCCGAGCCGGGGATCAGCAACATCAACGAGGGCTACCTGTTCGAGTACCACCCATTGAGCCGGATGCAACTGTCCGATCTCATTGGCGTTCCGGGTTACGACGAGGATGCCATCCGCAAGGTGCTGGAGATTGGCAACGGCCAGTCGTGGATCAATGAAGACGTGGAACTCCAAAAGGACGAGGAGGAGCGCAAGTACTACTCGTACATGAAGCCAACTACCGAGTTCGATGCTCTGGAGTTCTGGGGCAAAGTGAGCGGAAAGATGCTGCGCGAGTGGGGGCTGACCGAGGAGGAAGTCCCCGACGACGCCCGCGAGTACGACGCCAACGTCTGGATGGTGGGCAACTACGTCATCAAAGCGGTGCTCAACTATGACCCGCTGGGCGAGAAGCCCTACGCCAAGACTTCGTTCATCAAGTGCCCCGGAGCGTTCTGGGGCAAGGCGATCCCCGAGATCATCGAAGACTTACAGGGCGTGTGCAACGCCGCTGCCCGTGCGCTGGTTAACAACATGGGCATTTCCAGCGGCCCGCAGGTCGAGGTCAACGTGGAGCGCCTGCCGCCCAACGAGGACATCACCCAGTTGACGCCTTGGAAAATCTGGCAGACCATCAATGATCCTGTGGGTTCGAGCGCCCCGGCCATCCGGTTCACGCAGCCTGACTCACGGGCAAACGAACTCATGGGTGTATACGAGAAGTTCAGCCGCTTGGCGGACGATCACTCGGGCATCCCAGCCTACGTGTACGGCGATCTGAATGTGCAGGGTGCGGGGCGCACTTCGTCTGGCCTGTCCATGCTTATGGGCGCGGCGGGCAAAGGCATCCGCCAAGTCGTGATGCACATCGACACAGATGTTGTGAAGCCCATCGTGCTGCGCCAGTTTGTGTACAACATGCGCTATGATGAGGATGAGTCCATCAAGGGCGACGTTGAAGTTCTTGCCAAAGGCGCGATTAACCTCGCAGTCAAGGAGACTGTCAACATTCGCCGTATCGAGTTTCTCAATGCAACCGCCAACCCGATTGATCTTGAGATCATCGGCAAGGAGGGACGTGCCAGTATCCTTCGGGAGATCGCAAAAGGGTTGCAAATGTCCGTGGAGGACGTTGTTCCGTCTCGGGAGAAGGAAGGGTATACCGGTCGTATCACCGCACGGGCTGCGATGGCCGCTGCACAGCAGCAGGCGCAGCAACCCCAAGGTGGCGCACCACAAGGCCCTGACGGCTCTCCCAAAGGCGGGATGGAAGCCAACACGGTACAAAGTCGTGCAAGTGGGATGGCAGCATGATCAAGCCTGAGTCACACATCATCAAAGGACTGGCGCAAGCTGTCCGGCAACACCCAGAACTTCTGGCGTGGATGGAGGGTGTGCTCGCGCATGAACTGAAGCGTCTCCCTTATGCGGTTGACAATCCGGCAGTGTTTCAGGGGCGCTGCCAGATGATGGTTGAACTCATTGAGTTCGCACAACAATCCCCTGCCATAGCGGCAAAGTTATGATGTAACTCGCCGTCTAATCACGCACACCAACAGGAGCGTTCAACATGGCCCTTCCAGAGCAAATTCGCAAACAGACCGAGGCAGTTCAGGAGTTGTACAAGCAACTTAACACGGACGACAACACAGGCTCAGGAACTACTCCTGCCGCCGATGGCACCGTCACGCCCGTTGAGAACAATGGCAACCAGAATTACGCCGACGAGAACGCTGCCACGAATAATGCCGCTCCGGCACCCGCAGATGAGCAGAAAACGGGTGCTGACAATGTGCCGGATGAAACTGTTACCCAGAAGTATCGAACACTTCAGGGTATGTACAACGCCGAAGTTCCCCGTCTGCACCAGCAGAATCGGGAAATGCAGCAGCGAGTCCAACAAATGGAACAGTTGCTTGCTTCGATGACTGCCGTAAACCCCCAAGCTGCTGCACCAGCAGCCGAGCGTCTGGTCACTGACCAAGATGTTCAGGAGTACGGTGAGTCGATTGACATGATGCGCAAAGTGACCCGCGAGGAACTCGGGGCTGTCGCCCAGCGCATTGCAACACTCGAAGCAACGCTGCGTCAGATGCAGGTAAATGTGGTGCCACAGGTGCAAGCCGTGGCCCAACGCCAGCAGATGAGCGCAGAGCAAGCGTTCTGGGCAGACCTGTCTACGAATGTCCCGAACTTCCGCCAGATCAACGACAACGCCGACTTCCAGTCATGGTTGTTGGAGTTTGATCCGATGACTGGGGTGACTCGGCAGACGTTTCTCGATGATGCCCAGCGGTCGTTAGACTCTCGGCGTGTCGTCAGTTTTTTCCGCACTTGGCTAGAGTCCACTGGACAAGCCGCCGTTGCTCAATCCACTGGGAACTCTCCTAGCTCTGAGTTGGAAAAGCAGGTTTCCCCCGGTCGCTCACGCAGCACCGGAACCCCTGCGACTACCAACCAAGGTAAGACCTACAGCCCTGCTGACATCCAGAAATTCTTCAACGATGTCCGTTCTGGGAAGTACAAAGGCCGAGAGCAAGATCGTTCCCGAATCGAACGCGATATTTTTGCTGCCCAGCGAGAAAATCGCATTGTCACAAATGCCTGATTAGAGGAGTTACATCATGTCTTATCCCGTTTCCCCCGGTCGTCCGAACTACAGCGGCAACTTCATCCCCGAAATTTGGTCGGGCAAACTGATCGAGAACTTCTACGACGCCACCGTGCTCGCAGCAATCTCGAACACCGACTACGAAGGTGAAATCCGCCAGTACGGCGACACCGTGAACATCCGCACTACACCGGAAATCACCATCCGCGACTACGTGAAGGGCCAAACCCTGACCGTAGAGAACCCTGACAAACCCAAACTCCAGTTGGTCATCGACAAGGGCGAGTACTTCGCTTGCGTTGAGGACGACGTGGACAAGGTTCAGTCGGACATCAACCTGATGGACACTTGGACGAAAGACGCTTCCGAGCGTATGAAGATCAAGATCGACCAGCGCGTGTTGACTGACATCTTGCCCGGTATCGGTGCCTTCAACAAGGGCGCTACCGCTGGTGAGCAGTCTGGTTCGTTCAACCTTGGCACATCCGGCTCTCCGCTGACTGTGACCAAGGACGGCGCATCGAGCACCACTTCTGTTGTTGACCTGCTGGTTGACCTCGGCACCGTGCTGGATGAAGCCAACGCCCCCGAAGGCGACCGCTTCGTGGTTATCCCCGCCAAGATGGCTGGTTTGATCAAGAAGTCCGAACTGAAGGACGCTTCGCTGACTGGCGACAGCATGTCCATCGTACGTAACGGTCGTCTGGGTATGGTGGATCGCTTCACCATCTACGTCAGCCACAACCTGAACGTGTCTTCGGGCAAGTACAGCATCATCGCTGGTCACAAGATGGGCTTCACGTTTGCATCGCAGATGACAAACATGGAAACCATCCGCTCCGAGTCTACCTTCGGCAACATCGTCCGTGGCCTTCAGGTCTACGGTTACAAGGTTGTCAAGGGTGAAGCTTTGGCTCAGGCTGTTATCCAGTTCTGATGAACGGGGCTTCGGCCCCTTCCTCCCTAAACACTGAAAGGAAATTGAAATGGCTACTTATACCGATTCTCTGGGGTTCAATAAAGGCACCGCCTCTTTCCCCGCTAACGTGACCGAAATCTCGAAATTCGAGGTGAAGGTTGATCTGGCTGCAATCATTGCTGCACGTACTGCTGCTGGTGCTACCGCATTGGCTGCTACTGATGTGTTGGAAGTGATTCCATTGCCCGCTGGCTCTGTTGTCCTGTCCGCAGGATGCCAAGTTATCGAAGCTGAAACGACCAATACCACTGGTACCTACAGCCTTGGTTACGGTGGCGCGACCACGGCGTACACCAACGCTTTGGCAAACAACGCACTGGCTTACGGCATTACCAACTTGGCGAACCCGACCGTGTTTGCCTCGGCTGACACCATTGACCTCCTGTTCAATACCGCAGTTGGTACGAACGGCGTGGTGAATGTGTTTGCCATCGTTGCGAACGTGTCGTCTACCAACGCCGCCTAAACCTCGTGGGGGCTTCGGCCCCTGCTTCTAAAAGGAGAACATCATGGGTGTTTATCGTGGTATTACGCAAGACAATGTAACGATCAACGGCGGTACGCTGTACAACGTCGCATTGTCTGGTGCAACTGGTACTCTCACTGGTAACGTAGACGCGACGGCTGGGTATATCCAGCTTCGCACCGCAACTGCTACGCAGATCGGCGCTATCGGCGATTCTGTCAACACGGCGGGTAAAGCCGCTGGAACTATCGTGTTCGACACGACCAACAGCCGCTTGATGGTTGCAACGGGTGCCAACGCTAACTCGACTTGGGTTCGAGCCGACGGTTCCAACGCAGTTACTCCGGCGTGATGTAAACTGATAGGGGGCCTAGTGCCCCCTGTCTGATAGGAGAGACGAATGACCGCAAAACGGATACCGGCACTCACCGTCATCACTGGTGCAAACACTGCCAATGACGACAACCTCGTCATCTTTGACACCAGTGAGAACGTGACTAAACGCATCTTGCGCTCCCAACTTGCAGCAGGCTTGGTAGGCGATTTGCCGTATACCCCTTCGGGCAGCATTGCGGCAACAACAATCCCTACGGCTATCGCAGAGTTAGACACTGAGACTGCTAAACTTGCTGGGACACAGACGTTTACTGGGGCAAAAACTTTTCGTATAGCAAACGCTGTCCGTTCAGAAGTCGCCGCGACACAGGACGCAGTAGTCCTAGCTGGTCGAGCGGGCGGCACTGGGAGTTATGCGGTAACCCTGACCCCGACCACGTTGTCTGCCAACCGGACGATCACGCTACCCAACGGGGACGTTACGCTGACGGCTGGTACGTCTGCGGTACTCGCTACGGCGCAAACATTCACTGCACAACAGACGTTGACCAGCGGGCTTGTATTGCAGTCCGTGACCGCAGCGTCAATCGCAGCTATCGCCAATACTATCAACACAACCAACAAGGTTGCTGGTAAAGTTGTATTTGACACGACCAACAACCGCCTCATGGTGGCAAGCGGGGCTACTGCTGCCTCCCCGTGGTATGTTGCGGATGGTTCTGCCTCTGTCACGCCAGCATAAGGATTTCCCATGCCAACCAACTTAACTGGTACCACTATTGCCAGCACGTTTGATCAACTACTGCATGTAGACGACGGCCCAACGGCGACTGAGAAAACGGTCTACAGCGGGACAGGTGTCGCCACGGCGTTAAGTGTGGGTACAGAGTCCGCTTCCGTGGACAACATCAAACTTGATGGTAACACCATCAGCACCACGAATACCAACGGCGATCTGACACTCGCGCCCAACGGCACAGGTTCTGTTGCTATCGCCAAAGCTGCTATTACGGGCGGCGCAATCTCCGGGATTACCGATCTAGCTATTGCCGACGGCGGCACTGGCGCGTCTACTGCGGTTGATGCACGTGCAAATCTTGGCCTTGCAAGTATGGCGACTCAAGCAGCAAGTGCTGTGTCTATTACGGGCGGTGCGATTTCGGGTGTATCGTTCTCGGGTTCGTTCACCGGCGTCACCTCCATCGAGTCGGGCACGTTTGCAACCAGCGCAGCAGCAGCCGGGGTGAACCTCAACGGCAACACGTTGGCCGCTGACGGCACTGACACGAACATCGACATCAACATCACGCCCAAGGGTACGGGTGAGGTAAACGTCACGAACATTGACATTCTCAGCGGCAAGGTACCGTTCAATACTATTACGAACCGAGCCTACGCTGCGTTCTCGGACATCACCGACCAGACGGGCAGCGTAACTGTTCCAGCCGCCGTGAAGTTTGGTACGACCGAGGTCACTGGTGCAGGTATCACGATGGTGACAGACGGCACCAACCTCACGCGCTTGACGTTTGCTGCGGCGGGCACATATGCTGTGACGCCCAACCTCCAGTTCACCAATACAGATACAGTTGACCACACGGCGACTATCTGGTTTGCGCTAAACGGTACGAACATCACTCGTTCGGCTACCAAGATGTCGATACCAAAAGCCGCTGACGGCGGGAGTGCTTTCTTCCAGATCGTGTTCTACGTGACTGTGACCGCAGGGCAGTACGTCCAAGTGTATTGGCTTCCGAGCAACACTGCTGTGACGCTCGACCATACGGCAGCGGTCACCGGCCCACCCGCGATCCCGGCAATCCCGTCCGCAATCGTCTCCGCTGAAAGGATCGCGTAATGGCAAAGACACCAGCATGGCAGCGCAAGGAAGGCAAAGACCCCAAAGGCGGTTTGAACGCCAAGGGGCGTGCGTCCTACAACAAAGCCAATCCGGGTAAACCCGGACTGAAGGCTCCGCAACCGCAAGGTGGCCCACGCAAGGATTCGTTCTGCGCTCGGATGGAGGGTATGAAAAAGAAACTCACCTCCGAGAAGACAGCCAACGATCCCAATAGCCGGATCAACAAAAGCCTGCGGGCGTGGAACTGCTGACATGGCTACCAAACCCAAGTCCACGGTCAACGCCGCTGGCAACTACACGAAGCCTGAGTTGCGCAAACGCATTGTGTCGCAGGTCAAAGCTGCTGCGGTGCAGGGCACTGGCGCAGGCCAATGGAGCGCACGCAAAGCGCAACTTGTTGCCAAGAAGTACAAGGCCGCTGGTGGCGGGTACAGGGACTGATATGAAAGCCCCACAAAAAAGCCTTAAAGACTGGGGCGATCAAAAATGGAGAACCAAAAGTGGTAAAAAATCTTCTGACACAGGTGAGCGATACCTTCCTGAAGCTGCAATTAAAAGTCTTAGCCCTGCTGAGTACGCTGCAACAACACGTGCAAAACGCATGGGCAAAGCTGCGGGGAAACAATTCGTAGCCCAGCCAAAATCTATTGCAAAGAAAACTGCAAAGTACCGATAGTCAACCACCAAAAGGAAAACTTAAATGAGCAAGATGTACATCCGAGTTAAACGCGACGGTTTTATTTATGACTACAACCCCATCATGGCGAAAAACCCTGAGTGCGAGGTTGTGCCCGAAGAAGTCGCGTACCCCGAGCGGTTCATCCCGCCTGCCGCTGCGCAGCGTATCGAGGACGCCGCCGAAGTGGTAAAGGTTACTGGGCGCAAAAAGAAAGCTGCACTCGACTTGTCAACTGCTGACATTCCAGAGGCTCCAGCGTATACTCCTCCAGAATTGGCTGAGGAAGCCTCACGAGGATTGCCTGCATGACACCCAACGAAGTCATCACTGAAGCGCGTCGTCTGATCCAAGACACCAAAGCGCCGTACCGCTACAGCGATGCGGTGATGCTTGGCTTTGTCAACCAGACACTCAAACGCATGGTGGTGCTTCGCCCCGATTTGTTCGCCGTCATAGGGACATTCCCTATGTCTGTGGGTACCGTCTTACAGAGTTGCCCTGCGGACTCTACTCGATTGATCGAAATCTTCCAAGTCCAAGGTGGAAGCGCGGTTACTGAAGTTACCCGTCGGGTGCTTGATCAAACGTCTCCGTCGTGGGTGAGCGAAGCGGCTGGCACACCAGTGAACTTCATGCGGCATGTGCGCAATCCCAACCGATTTTTTGTATCTCCTCCACCTGCGTCGGGTGTTGTCCTCGTCGGGGAGTACGCGCAGACGCCACCAGATTACACGATTGACCAAGAGATTACGTACCCCACGGATGCCTACTTCCCGGTCGTTGTGGACGGCACCGTGTTCTTGGCTGAGTCCATTGACAATGAGCATGTCAACTCGAACCGCGCCAAGTTGTTCCAAGATGCCTTTGTTCAGGCATTGGGAGTGGGGCTACAGTCCCGCACCGTCACTGACACAGAGGAAAGCGGGCTTGACCCGAGACAGGTGATCTGATGGCTGATCGTACCTTTGCATCCCTTGTACCCCGGATTAACCCTAGTGTGCCGGGGTGCCCGCAGTCTACCATCGTTCAGTACATCCGGGACGCTGCGATTCGTGCGTGCGAACGCACGCTGTATTGGCGATATGCGGTACCACTGTTCAACTTGTTGCCCGGTGTTCACGAGTACAACTACTCGAAGCCAGCCAACACGGATGTCCACGCGCTGTTCGATGCAATAGTCAACGACCGCTCGTTGGAAAAACTGACCTTGGATAAGGCGCTTGAGTTGTACCCCAAGTGGGTCGATCTCTACAGTGGGCAAGACCCCTCAGTAGTTTGGAGCCTGACACCGCCGATCTCGACGTTCAACGCACCTGAGTTCAACGAGACGCAGTTCAACGCGAACAGTGCCTACGTGTTGCCAGACTCGATTGTCGCGGACGGAAGCACGCCACGGTCAATCTGCCAAGTCACGCCAGATAAATACATCATCTTGCCACTGCCTGATGCGACCGTAGCGTACCGGATGCGCATGTTCGTCGCCCTTAAACCCAAGCGGTCAGCCACAGGGATGGATGAAGTCATCATGGACGAGCTTGAAGAAGTTCTCATGCACGGCGCACTCCAACATCTTTTGGTATTGCCGGACACAAATTGGTCAGATCGGGAACTCGCGGCGTACCATGCCAAACAGTTTACATACCAAGTTGCTGAACGACGTGCCCGAGCCAATCTTGGTAATATGCGCGGCACCATGCGTGCGCGGATGCAACCCTTCGGAGCTTGATATGGCAGCCCAACTTACAAACAACGCATCTTCGCTTATCCCCGCTGGGGTAAGCAGCATTGCAACGACACTGGTAGTAACTACAGGAGACGGCGCGAAATTCCCGATCTTATCTGCTGGCGACAACTTCTATCTTACCTTAGTCGATGTCAACAGCAACTATGAGATCGTTAGAGTCACGGCGAGAACGGACGACACCATGACGATTGTGCGGGGGCAGATTGGGACATTGGCGATTCCGTTTCCAGCCAACAGCCGCGCAGAACTTCGCCTGACTGTCGAAAATGTGATTATTGCCGCTGGCGACTACCTACTGTTGTAAGGATACGACAATGACAGTCAAACTAAAAAACAATGCCGCAAGCACAATAACTACCACGATCAGCGCGTCTGATGTGGGGATAGTGGTTGCTTCGGGTACAGGAGCGCTTTTCCCTACGCTCGCGGTGGGTGACTACTTTTACGCCACGCTGATCAGCACTGGTGGTACCCAAGAGGTTGTCAGAGTTTCCGCGCGGGTGAGTGATACGATGACCATTGCCCGTGGGCAAGACGGCACTACGGCGCAGTCGTTCGCAGCGGGGTCACGCATCGAGATGCGCGTCAACGTCGCTGCCATCGAGGACTACGTTTCCAGTGCAGCAGGGGCGATCTTCCCCGACAACTTCTCCTTGTACAGCGTCAAAGACTTCGGGGCTATAGGCAATGGCATCGTCAATGACAGCGACGCCATCAACGCAGGGCTAGATTTTGTCAAAGTCAACGGCGGCACATTGGTGTTCCCTGACGGCGTGTATCTGTGTAAAAGCCTTCGACTAGACGGCAACACGAAGTACTACTCTGTTGTCGGGGGCGGCAAGGAACGTGTCACGTTTAAACATCTTGACGGTAATGGAACCATGTTCAACGACGCTGGCCCCGGCACAATCGGATACACCATCCAAGGGTTTACCCTAAATATGCAACACAGTGTGTATTTGCATCCTAGTGCAAATCATGGTTTTGCGATCAAGCAGCGTAGCAACGTAATACTTCGGGACATCCACGTCACTGATTTTTACAACGCCGCAGCGTTGATATACGACCCTGACATGCTTGGGATTTACGGTAGCAACACCATCGTTGATTGCTCCTGTGATGGTCTTGGCGTTGGTGGTAATGGTTTTCTGTTCTCAAACATGGATTACTGCTCGTATCTGCGGGTACACGCAAAAGGCGTCATTGATCGTGGCGACGATGATGGGCCGGGGCTTGCAGTGCAGTTTAAGAACAACTGCCGCTGGGGGACTGCGACTGACATTATCGGGGAAGACTCTCGGACTGCATTTGGATTAGCTGGGGATAACGCAGGACTTTTACCCGGCCCGTCGTTTATTACAGCTACCAATATTCGGTCTATCAACTGCGACAATCCACTGCGGATGGGCAACGGATCGGTACACAACACAGTCACTAATTTCTATACAGACCACCCGGTTACAAGTAATACAGACATAATCCGTATTACTGCTAATTCTATCGGGAACTCAATTATAAACGTCAACATAAAAAATGTTGCCGCATCAAAACGTGCGGTCTACTTTGACGACGGATCAAACGATAACAATGTCCATATTGCGGTATTAGACACCGCTATGGATAGCGCACCTGTTGTTGTATTCAATGACACGTGCCAGTACAACAATGTGCGGTTATCCCGTGCTTTAAACCCTAGACTCCGGGCAACATTCGGAGTGTCCCGCATGGCTGACTTCGCAACTCCAAGCGACAACAACAGCTTTACGTATGATAACTATCCATACTGGGATAACTTCACCATTGCGAGTGGGGTCATCGCCCTCGAAAATGCGCTCGCGGAGCAGACCGTGATTGTCGACACCGAGGGGGGCGCAGCGACTGACGATTTGGATACAATCACGACCCACTATCAGCAAGAAGGCCAGAGGATTATCGTCCGCACAAACAACGGCTCTCGCGACGTTACAGTGAGGCATCTCGTAGGTAATATCTCGCTGGCGGGTGGAGTCAACTTCACGCTGGCGGTCAACCGTTCCATGCTGCAACTTATCTGGAATACAGATTTGTCGCGCTGGGAAGAAGCATTTCGTGTCACCAATGTCTAGGGAACTGACGTGATCAAAATCGACTTTGAAATAAACGGCTTCCGCGATGCGCTGCATCTTGCAGACGACCACGGTCTGACCGACGCCGAGATTAAGGCGTTGCAGCAGACTCGGTACGACAAGTGGCGCGACTTTGTTGATAATCCGCCTGTATCGGACGATGTAGGCGAGCCTGTTGTAGACACACCTGCTGAGGAGTAAGCATGGCAGCACGATTTTGGGTAGCAGGCGGCACAGGTAACTGGAACGACACTTCCAACTGGTCGGCTACAACTGGCGGTGCATCAGGGGCTTCTGTACCCGGTTCTGCCGACACTGCTGCGCTTGATGCCAACTCAGGCGCAGGCACAGTTACGCTCGACATCAGCCCAGACATTCAAACCCTGACCTGCACAGGCTTCACAGGTGCGCTTGCTTTTGGTACCAACACGATTTCGCTAAACAGCACAGGCACAATTTTCACTGGCGCTACGACCATGACGGTGACAGGTACGCCACAGATTATTTGCACTAACTCAAGCGCTACTAGCCGAGTAATCAGCCCTCAAATAGTTACTGAGGTGAATAGTATTTCGTTCAGGATTACTGCTGGTACTGGAACATTTACAAATACTGCCAGCCACGTTGTTCGTGATTTGGATTTTACAGACGGCACCAATCCAACCGGGTATGCTGGCGCATTTGGTGCAAACAACGTAACTATTTATGGAAATTTAACAGCGTCCACCGGGATGACTCAAACTGCCGGAACAGGCACAATTACTTTTGCCGCCACATCAGGCACAAAGACAATCAACACCGCTGGCGTGGCATTTGAGCGTCCATTCACTTTCAATGGTGTAGGTGGCACTTGGCAACTTCAAGCCGCATTGACTTCTGGCGCAACTCGCGCCTGCACTTTGACCAACGGCACGTTAGATTTTAATGGCTATACCGCCACGTTTGGCAACTTTTCTTCCAGCAATTCCAACGTTCGTGCATTGGCGTTTGGGGCGGCGGGCAAATTAGTTCTTACGGGGATAGGCACCATTACCGCTTACACCACATCAACTGCGACCAACTTAACTTTAACCGGTTCGCGGCGGGTTGAAATTACCGGCGCTGCGATTGCTGGTGGTACAAGATCAATCACTGGTGGATTATTATCAACGGGCGGCGGTTCTGCGGCAAATGCGGTGGATTTTTTTATAAGCGCCGGTGCTGATTCAATCAACTTAGGTACAGCGAACCGTGCGTATAGAACGATTGACTTTACCGGGTTTTCTGGAAGTACAGCCGTCAACGTAGCTCCTCAGCTTTACGGCTCGTTGGTCTTATCTTCCACCATGACAGTATCTAGTGGCGCAAACATTTGGGTATTTGCGGCAACCGATGCACAGACAATTACAACCAATGGCGTGACATTAGATTCCAACATTACTTTTGATGGTGTTGGTGGAACGTGGGCCATGCAGGATGCACTCACGTTGGGGTCTACTCGTACATTGACTATGACCAACGGCACGCTGCAACTTAAAAGCGGCGCAACGTCTACAGTCGGTGCATTTGCTACGTCAGGTACCACGCTGAAGTATCTTCAGTCCACGACGCCGGGG